GTTTGTCCTCTCAACAATGCTGCTTGAGAAGTTAATTGCTGCATTGGGAACAACTGATAGTTCTGCTCTAGTGCACGTTGTTGTTCACCTATGGTCGCAGCAGCATTGATATCACCCAGACCGAGAGCTTGTCTCTGGTTAGCTATGTCGCTAAACCGCTGACTACCAGCTAATCTAGCTTGTTGCTCTTGTTGGGCTGCTGTAAGCGCTTGGCTATAACCTGTTTGGAGCGCTTGAGACTGCGCTAAATTGAGATTTGATAACCCTGTATTGATTGCTTGACCGAGCACTTCTGCACCGCGTTTTGAGCCGAACTGACCTGAGCCTACTGCAGCTGAAGTGGCAGCAGGCGCTAAATATTTCTCAATATTGCTTCGCCCAACACGACCTAACTCATCCACTACGCTTTGAGTGTAGGGGTTCATGTATCTGCCTGCAGCTTCGGCAGCATTGTACGCGCCTGCTTGGGTAGCTAAGTTTGTTGCTGCATCAAGTGCAGGGTCATATGAACCTACGTTTTGGCGGGTTAGATCGAACGCTTGATTTTGAAGCGCAGTCGGACCAACGAATTGAGCATTTTGAGCAGCACTAGCGCCTTGCTTGGCTAACTGATTCAAATAGTCAGTATAGAACGTAGGTGTCGCAGTCGCTTGTTTTTGAACTGTAGTAATGTTAGGTAGCGCAGTTCCTTGTGTCAGTCCCCCGCCTCCTGGAGCTGAACCTGCGGTCATACCTAGATCAGGGATAGCAGCAAAGTTAGACACTGATCCTGGAACATTCATTGACAACGGATTGTTGATCGCAGGGGTACTAGCTGTTGTAGCCGTTTGTGTTGTAGTTGGAAGTGCCATTATGCTTTCCCTTTCAAATATTCTAAAGGCGATTTAGCCTTCGGAGGAATTTTATCGTGTGGCGCAGACCGCTTGTGTTTACGAATCGCTTCACGCATTTTGTCTAATTGTAACGCTCCAGCCTTAGAAGAACCATTTCCTAATGCTGCGACAGTATCAGCATCAAAAACGTATTCACCATCAGCTAGCATAGCGGGGATATCATCAGACTGACCATCCCCACGACCTTGAACGAAATGACCTGTCGCGCCTGTAATAAATTCAGGCACATGATCGCTATGGTTTGAATTAGCTGAACCACCTTTGGCTCGGTTTATAAAATACTGTGACGAGATAGGTCGGTTGTAATTACTAGAAGGATCGCCATATGGAACTCTAGCAGCATATCGATCTTGATTAGGAGGTGTAAGGCTCTGTGCTGCTAACTTGAATCCGCGGTCGTTCTGAGCGAACTCATAATCTTCCTGCGCTTTTCTGTATCTCTCTAAAACATCACGAGGGTTACCGCCTCTATTCATACGAACTGGACCACCACGAGCATAAGTTTGATCAGAAGCATCAGTTGTTATGGATGACAGAATTCTAGGGTCAACATTTTGAAGCTGAGGATAGAGCTGTTTCAATTGATTGATTTTAGGGCTATCAGGCGCTGAGTCGTACATAGCTTGAGAAGTCAAGACCCCTGAAGCCAGAGGCGCAGGCAATCCTGCTGCATTCAATCCTGAGCTAGGAAATAGACCAGTGACATTACCTACGTTTGCATTAGGAGAAGAGCCAGTAGGAACACCTGCAGCACCACCCGCTAGAGATACATCTGAGGTGTTTGAAGTCGTAGATGCCATAGTAGGCAGACCTGTCGATCCAATCAACGAAGAACTGCTTTGCTCGTTACCAAATATGGGTGCTCCAGCAGGACTCATTCTTGGTGTAAATGCAGACATCTGATTAGGCTGAGAAGCTATTGGCAAAGCGCCTGAAGGTTGAGCGTAGCTAACCTGACTAGGAGCGCCTGCTAATCTTGTTCGAGGCATCGGTCTCTGGGGTCGAGTTGGATCTTCAGTTAGTAGATCTCTAGTTTCAGATCTAGCTAAAGAACCTAAAACATCACCTGTTACTGTTTGCCTGTCAGCATCACCTGTTATTTGATTTTCTAAAGCAGTTCCTAACTGCCTACCTGCTACGCCAGCCGTCCCTACCGCAGCGCCAGTCAAACCCCCTGTAAGTATGTTTTGGTCATTCAATGCTGCGCTAGTTATACCGCTAGTAGCGCCACGTAACGCTCCTGCAGAATAAGGATCAAGATTTAGCTCTCTGGAAACCATGTTTGTAGCACCGCCTGCAGTGCCACCTATACCGCCTGTCAAAGCACCCATTCCGACATCTCTGTCATTGAGGGCAGCATTCAAACCACCTCCTACAGTTCCGCTTATTCCGCCAGAAACTATAGGATCTAAATTGTAAGCATTAAGAGTGCTTGATAAACCCCCCGTAACACCACCTGAAATACCCGCTTTGAATGCTTGCTCTGGATCAATGCTGCCTGTAGTTGCTAATTGAGTCGCGGAGTTGATTGCAGCACCTTTTGCGGCATTCATAGCTGCTGCTTGCAAAGCTGCTTCCGCTGTTGCTGCAGTTGCAGCTGAGGATGCTCCAGCTACCATACCTGCGGTAGTTGCACCTTCGGCTATCGCTGCTGCCTCTAATGCTGCTGCAGCTGATGCTGAGACCCCAGCTTCTGCGGCAAGATAAGGCGCTGCATAGGGAGCTGCAACCATTAACGCGACTGTACCGACAGTAGCCCAACCTCCTGGAACTACGTCATTGACACCTTTATCTATTTCTACACCTACGTCACTAATAGCTTGACCGACACTCTCAATCGCTTTTCCTGCGCCTTCAAATACGTCGCTTACCGCGTTGACTATCCCGCCTACAATTCCACCTCCCCCACCACCCCCACCTTCTAGGGTCATGCCACGAGCAAAAGGACTGCGACCCCCACGAGGGGAGAACGCGTTAATAGGTAAGGTGCTTTCTAGACTATATCTCATCTTGTAATCATCCACTGGTACTGAGGTCTATCAGAGGGAACAACCCTGAGGTCGTTCATTTTCAATACTTGAAGCATTTGTGCGTCTCTAGGGTCTGCAATGTATGCAACTTGAATATCAGACTTTTTCAATTTTTCAATCAATACTTTCAGCGCGGAAATGAGTCTCAAACCGCTATCAACTGTGTAAGCATGAACTTCTACAGCAGCATCACCTAATCTAACAACGACTAAAACAGTATCACCGCTTTGAAGAACAACAGCCATATTGTCATTGACTAGTTTTCCAATACCAGCCAGAACCTTATCTGGTCCGTCTTCTTGGCTAAATTTATCGTTGTAAATTACTTCGGATGCTTTCATGTTTACGCCCTAATTGACATTATGCCGACTAATTGACTTGCCCACTCTTGCCACGTTTTGAATCCTCTAGGATCAGGAACACCTGAGTCCATAAAATAACCGACACCTGCCATACCATGAGCCCAATCGCGCCATTTTTCTTCAGGTGCAGTACCCAGCTGTTGGGCTGCAAAAAGATCTGCCATCAGAGGGCACCATTCGTTCCAAGTCATATAACGAGGGTCATACGTAACCATTATGGGTTTCCTGTACCACGTTCGTCGCCAAAATCAGCGGATAATAAAATTTGACCTGTTTCGTAATCACCATTCACGACATTGCTCTCAAATTTAAGCCTCATTTCGCGTCTTTGCTCACGCATGTCAATTTTAAGCGTATCAGACGAAAAAACATAGGGGGAACTGGTTTCTGTTACATCATTAGCGTAGCTTTTACCTGTAACGTAAAGATTCATATCCTGTTCTTGTTTGAAATCAGGTTCAACACGCTCAAGACGAATCCATCGGTTAGGACCAACAGGATCATTTGCTCCTGGACCACCTGTTACCCAGCCGATATTGTTTGTTTCAAAATAGCTTTCGATAGCGTTTTCGTTGTTCAAATAGATCTCATTAACCCCTGTTTCATGTTGCCAGAGAGTATATGTGCCTACAGTATTCTCTTCAGTTCCAGCCCAAACAGGTTTACGGAAAACTTCTGAAAATACGCCAGCTGATCTGCGGGATCCTATAGCAGTCCCTGCGTCATACCAAATTTGTTCACGAATATTAAAAATGATTGCGTCATTACATTCGGTAGAATCACCTCTAGGGTAGAACCACCAAATTTCACCCCAACGAGGGACTTTACTTACCCAAACTTTTTGTCGTTGGTTGTAATTTAAATTATCAAAGAAATAGTTCATATTAGTCTGGTTAGGTATTTCTTGAACTACTCCGTTATACATCAAGAAACGATCTACACCGCACCAAAAATAAATACCATCATATTCTATAACACAGCTTGATGACATAATAGAAGTCTGTTGACTGATGATATCATAACGCCAAAATATAGTAGAAGCACCGACTGTTGCTGGGTTATAACTTACTCTGACTAATGAATCCAATGACCAGAACAAGCCTGAAGGTGAGGTCGTACCACCTCGCACTGGTAACCCTTTGACTATTTTTCCAGTAGAGACATTAGTCTCGTTAGCGTCTGCAGAGTTCCAGTCAAAGAAATTTCCAGCTGAGCAGTTTTTAATTAACCCATCGTTGCCATATACAAATAAATACGGATGCAGAAGTACGCACCCGCCTGAAACCTGAATGGGATCACCTGTAGGCGAGCTTCCCTGTGAGTCAGTCAAAGCTACGAGACCGCTTCCAGGAAACGTGCCTGAGAAAACAGGGGTATTAGTTGTATTGTCAATATTGGTGAGGTTCAGTCCTGGATGAGCTACTAAAGAAGACACACCACCATTACCAGCGTCAAATCCTATATCAAATTGCCAAAGGTTATTCGCGTTTGCAGTGAACCCATTGACTATTGTAGCTACATTGATTGAAAAACCTGACCCGCTTCCACCTAAATTTGTATTACTAGCTGTTAAAGTATTGCCAACGATATAGTTGAACCCACCACTAACTAGCGTAACAGCCGTAACCGCATTACCAGAAACAGTTATATTAGCAGTAGCGCTGATTCCTGAACCGCCTAATAACGGGACTGCTGAATACGAACCATTAACGTAACCCGAACCAGCTACAAGAGTATTAAGTGTCAATATTGTTCCGCTGAAGCCAATGTTGATTGGACCCGCGCCGACTCCGTTGTTGTTATCAGTCTGCCACATTTGAAGATATGATTGAGATCCTGAATAAACATAGTTTAGACCATTCTCAGAATTCATGATCATTCCGCGAGAAATCTCAGTCGCGTTCAAAAATATACCTCTATATCCGTTGATTTTACGAGGACGACCACGTTGAAAACGAACCCAACGACCATCGGTAAAACATGGTGCGTCGAACTGTGTTCCGTCTCGCTGTATTCCAGGGTTTATCTGGAGAGATATGACTTTCGCGGTCAAGTAAACACTCCCCCTTTGATACCATCAACGACGCGAAGACCGTCGGCTTCAAGTGTCATTTTTGAAACACCCAACAATGAAAAACCTAAATGACCGCTTGAAGGTCTATAAAAACCTGTTGTTGTATCTCCAGTATAGTTTAAAGAAGGCGCTGCTGCTGTACCAGAGTTCAACGTTAAAGCAGCTAGAGAAGATACTGTAGCTGAGTTAGCATTGTATACGTTTGTTCCATCACAAATCAAAATCAAGGTCTGAGCTTGAGGTATTGTTACTGTAGCGCCACCCACAGCTGCTGTTCTAAAAGTTAATGAGAACGCGCCAGAAGTATCATTAGTAACAGCATATAATTGAACTGTAGATGGAAAAATAATTTGAGTATTTGCAGCTAAAGTTCCAACATATTCTTGAATAACGTTTGCTGCTTCAGATGACGACAATGTAATTGTTGCTCCTAATCCTGTTACACTTTTTGATAAAATCGTATAAAAGAAAGTAGAAGATTGCCCATAACCAAAAGAGTTATATGCGCTAGTGCCGTTCGAAACAACAACGAAAGATTCACCAATTTGAAGTTGTTGCGAAGCATTACCATCAATCGTATCAGCGCCTGTAGGTGTAACAGTTAGAATACCTGTTCCGTTGTTCCTAATATTTACGAACCAATCATTACCAACCACCGAAGCGCTAGGTAGAATTATTGAACCTACACCGCCTGTATAAACTGCAAAAGACGCTCTTTCAGCAGAAGTTAGAGTCGCAGTTGAACTGTACGTAGTAAGCGGATAAGCCTGATTCAAAGTGGTGCTAACAGCTTTCAAACCATAACCTGCTAAGGTAGCAGCATTCGCGGATGAAGTTCCAGCGCCAAAAGTTACTGTTGACCAAGTTCCTGGTATTGTCGCGTTACTAGTAACATAGATATATTGAGCAATACCTGAAGCGATTGAAACGATTGTGCTACCATCGCTTTTAACAACTGTAAATGAGTTTGCGCCAATGTTTCTGATTAACGCGCTTTGACCTGTTGACACCTGAGTGGCAGCAGGCATATAAAGTTTAAGACTTGCAGCTGATGCGGTAACTTCAATAATGTTAGCAACAACAGAGTCAGTATTTCCGTTTACTGGCCATTGAAGAATTGTATCTGTGCTGATAGTGAGCTGTTCATAACCAACTTGACTTGGTTGAATTGTTTGCCCTGTGAATGGGTTTACATAAGATGTCATAATTAACTTTCAATAGCAATAGTTTGACGATCAGCTATGCGAGTTATATCTTCAGATTTCAATGCTGCCATTGCTTGATCATATTTTTGTTGAAAAATTTGCCTTTGATCGTTTTTCAAAAACGGCATAGCTTGCAGTAAAGTTCCGAATAGCATAGCATTAGGGGCATACTGGGTGAGCCAGTTTGTTTGATTCTCTGACGAGAGTGGAGAAATACGCTCGTAGAATAGAACTTCAAAATCATAGTCATCATCAGGAGTTGGACCAACGATCCAATGTTCGTAGTCATAATCACCATAATAAAGAGGGATACCTTCAGTATTCGCATCAGGAGTATACGCTTTGATATACTCATATTTTCTTAATAGAACAGGGGTTCTCTGATCATTCACGACAACGTTAAAGGATACGGTCTTACGCCAACGAGCAGGCTTAGGAATGACTGGATTACCCGTTAGCATCGTGCTCTCAACGACTTGAAGCTGACCCAGAGTTTTGATCTGTTGAGCTATCTCAAACTCACAAAGCGTAATGAATGTAGGTATCTGATCAATAGTGGCTTGATCATTACGCTCTAAATACTGAAGCACAGTGCTAGTTAACGAATCATAAGTTAGAACAAAAGATACAGTCATGATATAAACAATGCCTTTTCATCATTACGACGATTAACCAGCCCTTTTAACACTTTGCCACCAGCTAAAGTATATTTCAAAAACTCTTCCGAAGCTTCATTAAATTCTCCGCGAAGAACTTTCTGACGGAGGGTGCTACGCTGTAGTGTTCCCAAACCAACATTAAAGCTAAAAGATACAAGAGCATCAAATTGACCTTGAGTGAGCTTGACAGGACAGTAGCGTTCAACACCTCGCTCAAAGCGATTAAGATCGTCTCGAAGAATGTCATCTACTTCCTCCATCGAAAAAGTACGGTCATCTTTATATTCCAGTGGGTAGGCATCCCGTTCGTCTATTTTCAAAGCACCTTGCCGTGGGTAGAGTACATGACCTACTCCGATTGTCCAGAGCTTGGCTGGGCATCGGTAGGGTTTTTGCCTTACGCCTTCGTGATGTTTAATCATTTTGATAGCTTTTTCGCTTACTTTCATTTCTTAAACGCTTGAGTTCCGAACCAGAATGCAATGATCGAAGCTAGAATCTGCATCTCTTGGTCGTCAAAAATCATAGTAACGGACTCAGCGAATGCAGCGCCAGAAGACCATGCCCACCAAATAGAAGCTATATCCACAACAATCAATAGGAAAACGAATAAATAAGTCACCATTGGGCGAACTGAAGCGCGCAGATTGATTACCCATTGACTAGCACCTTTACCGATCTCAATATCGTGAGCGTACATAGCTTGACGTTCTTGGGCTTGAGTTTCCATTGCTACTTGCTCGGTACGGATCTCTTCAACGCGAGCCTGAGCGATATAACCAGCTTCTAACATCTTTAGTTCCCGCTCCATCTGCATAGCAGCCATGGCGAGTTCATGTTTCTTATCACCTTTGTCTTGAAAGAAATCAAGCAGTTTAGGCAATCCACCCATGAGGAAAGATAACGCGGTAGATATTAATGTGAGCATTTCTATCTCCCTATCGCGGTTTGATCCGAGCCTTTGTGAACGATAACCTTATCTTTATCAACAGCTACGCTCATAGGGTCACGATCAGCCATTCGATCTAGACGCTCAATGAGTTGCTTCATAATCTCAAATTCAGGTTTGTCTTGTTTTGGAGTAGCCCCAGCAACCCCGTTAAGCATGGAAATTAACGCAGTTAAAGAAGCACCAAGCAATCCCATCACTGCAGCCATTTTGCTTTCTTCTAACACAATTGAAGCACCAACTCCAATCACTACAATAAAAGTAATGTAAAAAAGACCTTGTTTGCCGATGTATTTACCAGCAACTTCTTTAGCGGTTTCAATTTGATCGCTCATTTCAATTTACCCTTTATTGCCCCAAGTAACGTAGTAAGCGATGATCGCAGCGAGCGCGTAGCACATGTACATAACTCTACGAACTTCTGCCAAATCTTTCTTAAAGTGTTCTGCATCTTGTTTCTCCAGCTTTTCAATTTCAGTTTTAATACGTAGAACCTGATCCCACTCTTTAGTGCCATACTTCTTAACAAACTCGACCTTAGCACGATATTCTTCATCACTGATTTGTTTCCTTCTTCTGTACTCATCAAGCGCTTTAAATATTGCTCGCTCTTTAAGAAACTCCGCTTCTCTTTGCTGCCGTTTTCGTTCTAACGCTTTCTTTACCGCTACATCTGTCGCTTCTTTTTGAACATCTTCGATCGATTTGCCGATCTCTTTACCTGCAGTTTTACCTGTTTTTATTCCTTCGCTAAATCCTTTGGCTCCATCTAGGAGTCCGAATTGATCTGACATGGTTCAATTTTCTCTCCTATTTAAAAACTAGACCAATCAAAAGCAAAATGATGGAACCCGCAGTTCCAATCAAAATGGTTTCTAATCTTTTTAGTCTAGCGTTTACCCCGCGCATCTCTTTACCGATGCTTTCATATCGGACAGCACATATATCTATATGCGCGTCAATATCATTTTTAACTTGCTGTACTGTTGCTCTCTTGGCTGGCATTTGATACGCTTTCTTTAGCCTCTTTTTGGATCGCTTCTATCAATTGAAATGACTCTTGATACGGACGAGTTCCAAGGTAAGCTAGGATTGAGTTAATTAATTGTGTGCTCAAAGTGATTTTTTCCATCTCTTTTTCCTTTTAAATTTTAGTTAGAAATTGTTTCTACTTCTACCCATGAGGTTGTAGCCTCGTCCCACGAGTAGCGTTTGTCATCGTTTGGATACGGTACTGGGGACTCCCATAGATAAGAATCTTGGTTCATTGTCCAGCTTGGAAATGGTTGTGGTGCAGCAAAGCCTGTGCCGTCCCATGTGTAACCAATACCAGCATAATTCTTATGCAGTGGCTCACGACCGCTAGGTGTGCCGTCTTGATTGTAGTGAACTCCACCACGGGTGTTGTAGGATGTCTGTACCCAGTTTGCTGGATCGCCCAACGCACCAGTAGCGATAAACGCCTCTTCAGCTACAACTACTTGTACAACTACGCCATTTTCTATTTTTGCAAAGTGTGCCATTAGATAGATACTCCTAAGTTAATTGCCTTAAGTTCTTCGACTGTGGTTACTGCTGTAATAGATGCCTCTGTTGCCGTAGCCCATGCAATAACTGCTGCACGATATGTAGCTATATCAACAGGGATGTCAACATTACGCTCGGCTTTACGGATTACATACCAATCGGTTTGGGCTAGAGTCATGTTGGTGTTGTGCTTGACTTGTGCGATATGGTTTGACTTGAGACCTTTGGTTACAAGTCGCTCGGCAGTGTCCTCCATCTGCTCAGTCTCTTTGTTATAGACTTTTACATAGAGTGGATTGCCATTCTCATCGGATTCTTCACGGTCTTCCAGTGCCTTTGGCGTGGCGGTATATGAACCGTCTGGATTTGCCGTTACCCAATAGTAGCGGTCATCTGGTCTGATTTCGTCTTGTCTAATAAACATATTAGTTCCTATCTTGCGTTGCTGTATTTAAAGGGGTTTTCGGCAAATGCCATGTAGATGTAAGTGCTGCCACTATTATTATTCCCACCCCAGTTGTCACGAGGTTTAAAACCGTTTGATAATATATCTAGATTAACAGTTGACCCATCAAACTCAGAATTGGGTAAGTTTGGATAAATAATTTTGCTGCACTCGTTGTAAGTATCTCTGGCAGTATCATACATTACCCAGTTGTTACCTGCAGTAGAAGATTCTTTTACTAATACAAACCTAGGTCTAAACCCTGTATAAATAAACGGACCATTAGGGTCACCGTTACCTGTGTACGAACCAAATGCAGAGTAGCCAGGAACAGCAGCCCAGCAGTAGGCTACATAAGTTCCACTTGTTCCGTTTACATCGTTAGAACTACCGATAGTAAATAAAGTATTTGTTGGTTGAACCACAACAGTATTATTACCAAACCTTACATTTGCATTAGTAGTCTCAGCTTGAAATACTTCATTTAAGTAAATATAAGCATTTGAAGTTGATGTATGAAAAACACACCATCTTTCTGCGGCATTTCTTTTCTTAACAATAATCATGCTAGGTATTGCTGCTAACCCTCCTACAGTTAATCCATGACCTACTGTTCCTGTTGAGCCGTTTGCACTATAAGTAACAACACTAAATCCACTTGTTGGGTTTGAACTTACTTGGCTTGAGATAGTGCCTGCTGTGTTGGTGACGGCTGCGCCATTGGCTTTCCAAAACCAATCAACAAAAGTATATCCAGTACCATTTGTTTGGTAGCTATATGCTGCGTCAGCAGTTACACCATTGCTGTTAAAAGATTGACCAGTCCAATTATTGTTTTCTCCCAATGTCAAATCACTAAATAAAGATGAGTTTGCTCCTCTAATTTGGTCAAATAAGCAATGATCGGCTGATAGATTTCGTGATTTAACCCACCAAAAATCAGGTGAAAAATTAAGTCCAGTAATTGATTGACTGCCACCATTGCCAGTATGCAAAAGAACATCCATATACCTATTCGCCAATGTAGCAGCAGTAGTACCAATACCGCTTGGAGGTGCAGGTAAGTTAAATGTGTTTAGTGCTACAAAGCCTGATGGTGGGGTGTAGGTGAATGAGCGTTGACCGTAATTACAAGCAACCGAAATAGATGAAGGACTTCCAGAACTTCCACAAAATGGAGCAACTGCTTGACCAGCAGCATTGGCGTTAATTGCAGCGCCAGATAATGTGCCTTGGCTTACATTATTTTTATAAAAAGTTACAGAAAAAGCATCGCAGTCCCAAGCAACTCCAATTATATCTCCTGTTGTATAACTTGCTCCATAACTAACAAAAGATGCAGATGCGTAATTATAAGTTTGCCCATTTACATAATAAAATGCATTCATTAGTGAGGTTGCACTTGTATCTGGAGAAGCTGTTGCAACAGTAAATTGCGTTCCAGTTGCACCGCCAATATTGTTAATTGTAAATTCTGCGTAAAATTTTCCCGTTGTTGCACCAAAAGTAGGTTTTATGTTTCCACCCGCAGTTGTAATGGATAAAGTTAAATTACCATCTATCGCAGACGCACCCGTAGCAAAAAAAGCTAGTGGGTTTAGAGTGCAATAATTAGCCGCAGTAGCACTTGTCAGCGTAGGCACATCGGTCATGCTGTCTAGGGTTGAGCCTGATAGATAGCCAATGTTGTTTGCTGTCCAGTTGTTGCCAGCGGGTCCATTATCCCTTGCTTGACCGTTTAAAAAGTTAAATGGTATTTGCTGGGCTATTGTGGCTGTACCATTATTTGTTATTGCGTATGCGTTTGTTGAGTTATCAATAAATGTTGCATTTTGGCAAGTTAACAGTTGTGTGCCAGTAATTGCAGTTAACGCTGTTGTAGTGGGTGTAAAGTTGCCAGAATAAACAACAGTATTAGTAAACCTAAAGTTGGATATATAACCTTTAAGGTAATACGGAGAATTTGTAAAACCAATTTGCAAAGCGTTTGAAGTATTTGATAAATATGTACTTGCAGACGATGTAGATGCTACAGACACACCATTTAAGTAAATATTAATTGCTGTGCCATTGCGTACAAATGCAACATGGTTCCATTTTCCAGATGTTACTAAACCTGATGCACTAGTAAACTCATTTGTACCATTAATACCAAAGGCAATAATTCCACTTGAATAAATATATCCAATTGAGTTACCAACGCCCCCTGTACCAAATATAGGCGCTGGACTTGCTGACGACCAATCAGTAATATAAACCCAAGCCTCGGCAGTCCAATTCCCGTATGTAGACCAATTAGGTGTAAGTCCAGCAACACTCAAATATTGGCTTGTACCATTAAAACTACCAGCAAAAGTAGTCTCCCCAGTAAAAGGCAAATAGAATCCATTAGTACCGTAGCTACCACCGTAGCGAATAGGTTGCCAGACACCGAGTCCGTTAGATGTACCGAAGCTGTTTGGTGTTAGGGCTTGACCGTCAATGAAGTTGATGTCGGTCATGTAGCCGTCAAAATACCCCCTGAAACCTTCAATAG